TGTCAGATAAGCCCTATAGACACGTAGGAAAGAATTGGTAGTTGCTGTAGCACCAGAGCTAGAAACTGTGATAGTTTCTGATAAAACATTATAATTTCCATCTAGTCCCTCAATAACCAAACTCTTGCCATCGTCAGAAGCATTCACTGCAGGGACAGACAAAGTGCCAGCAGAGGAAAAGGATGACCAAGGATAATCTGTGTCGTTAATATCCCAAACCGTTCCAGATTGGTTCTGAGACATCGCAGGTACAGCGCCAAACTTATGCTGTAGAGAATGACCACTTACTTCACCCTGTGCAATGGAAAGTGGACTATCTTTGAATAACTGCTTACCCCAAGTAGACATTAGTTCAACTCTTTCGTGATAAGTATTCCAATGTTCCCATCATTGGGAAAACTCTCTATACTTCCATCTGAATAAGTAACTTCAAATTCTGCAGAATAAGGCCCTGCAGTATCTGTGTCAGATCCAATCCAGTTGTATTGGACTATTCCACTCGTAGCGGGGTCTACTATATTTGCAGAAGCATCAATCTTAATCGTACCAGTTAAGTCTTTCATGTGAAAGCGCACACTAGCTCCTGTAAGGTTTATTACACTACCACTACCATCTTTAAGTGTAGCTCTTATAGAAGGAGCAGTGTCGTTTTGTTTTAGATAAAAGGGCATTATGCAGCCTCTAGTGTAACACTGTTAGAAGAAGGGGTAAGGGATACAATATTATTTCCATTGGCAACTGTAAACACTTTGATGTAGTTTTGATCTTCAAACCTTAATCTACGAACATTTGCTAGGAGGTTTACATCTGAGCCTACTATAATAAATTCACCAAAGTCTGCACTTAATAAACGAGTTGGTAATCTTACAATTTGACCACTTAAGGTAAAGCTACCGCTATTTACTGAAAGACTTACATTCTTAATTAGACTTAAAGTTTGACCTGATAAAGAAATAGAGCCAGAGTCTATAGACAGTTTATCTGTTTTATTAAACGATAAATCTTGACCACTTAAGGTAAAGTTGCCGCTATTTACTGAAAGACTTACAGTTTTAATTAGACTTAAAGTTTGACCTGATAGAGAAATAGAACCAGAGTCTATAGATAGTTTATTTGTTTTATTAAACGATAAGTCTTGACCACTTAAGGTAAAGCTACCGCTATTTACTGAAACACCATTGCCAGATTGAAAAACTACGTTTTGACCACTTAAAGTAAAGCTACCGCTATTTACTGAAAGACTTACAGTTTTAATTAGACTTAAAGTTTGACCTGATAAAGAAATAGAGCCAGAGTCTATAGATAGTTTATTTGTTTTATTAAACGATAAGTCTTGACCACTTAAGGTAAAGCTACCGCTATCTGCAAAAACAACATTGCCAGATTGAAAAGATACGTTTTGACCACTTAAGGTAAAGTTGCCGCTTGGAGTAACTTCAGTAATTAATTTAGCTGCGCCTTGCAGACTTAAAGTAAATGTCCCAGATGTTGTCGGAAAGACCAGAGCCTTGTTAAAGGTCAAATCTTGACCAGTTAGCGCAAATGAACCTGCGTCTATTGAAAGACCTTTTCTTAAACTTAGACCAACAGCTTGACCACTCAGGGTGAAGCTACCACTGTCTACGGGAATAGATTCAGCAGAGTTTAAAATTATGCTTTGACCAGTTAGCGCAAATGAACCTGCGTCTATGGTAAATGTAAAGTCATTCCTTGCCCTTGCAGAACCAGTTATCTCTATTGACTCTGTAATATCGCCATCAATAGCTAATCTACCAGCAACAGATGCGGTAATCGCTACACTTTCGGTAATATCACCATCAATAGCTAATCTACCAGCAACAGATGCAGTAATTGAAATAGACTCTGTAATTTGACCAATTACAAAATGGTTTAAAGTAGCATCTTGCCCACTCAGACTAAAGCTGCCACTATCAATATCGACATTAAGGGCTTTGGTTAAATTTACATCTTGTCCAGTAAGCGAAACGCTACCGCTACTCGCTGCAATATTACGGCCTATATTTAAATTTGCCGCTTGTCCCGATAAAGTAAAGCTGCCACTATCAATTGAAGTGTTGAGCGCTTTGACTAAACTTACGTCTTGTCCAGTTAATGAAAAAGACCCACTCGCTGAAACCAATAAAGATTTTGAAAAATTTACATCTTGCCCCGATAAAGAAAAACTTCCGTTTTCAGCGGTGCTGTTAAGGGCTTTGAGTGCATTTACTGTTTGACCGCTTACAGAGAAGCTACCAACATCAACAGATAGTTTAATGCCTTTGGTTAAACCAACAGTCTGACCCGTCTGAGTAAAACTACCAGCATCAACAGATAAAGTAATAGCGTTACCACCAGCGAGTCCACCTAACGGGGCAGCGGCTAATGGGTGAAATCCTAACATTTAGTTAGCCTTTCAGTGGTGCGGATGTTAGGGCGGCGGCGAGAGGCGAAAAGCCGAGCATTTAGTTAGCCTCTGGGTTAGTGGGCCACACTACAGAAAATGGAAAGCCTGATTGTGTTGGAACATCTCTTAATGCTTGCCTGTAGGCAGTCATTTCAGACGACATAGTACGATCAGACAGAGCATATGTATCAGTCTGCGCCAGAAGCTTATCACGCTTCGCTCTGATATTTGCTTCAGCTTCTTCTTGACCTTTGTTTGTTTTTGTTTGGGTGCAAGTCCAGACCCCATCTACAGATGTTGGTGCCGCCATACCAATATCGTGCAGTAGTGGATCGTGGTCTATCTCTACTATGGTAACAGGCTGCACTCCATAGCTTGAAAGAACGTCATCACTAATAAATTCAGAAAAGGATACTTCTGGATTATCCTGACGCAGCATGTCTGTAGTGTAGGGCCATTTGCCTATAGAGCCATTGGAGACTTTTACATACATCTTAGGCATGGTTGTCTCCTAGCTGAGTTGCGTAGTAAGTGGTGCCGCCATCTAAAGTATAAAAATAATAAGTATCTATTTTATCTTTTTCTGGAACAGGAGGGGCAGACCCACCATCCCACTTAACAGCAGCAGGATATGTAATTGTATATGCAGGGGCTGCTGTTCTGTATCTGTATAAATTTGAGCCATTTCCTTGTGAGAGAACCATGTTTACGCCATCATTTACAAATACCATAGCTCGAATGTCAGTTATTTCAGATGGATTAAATATATCAGTTGCTGAATTATATGTTATATCGTTTGGGTCAATGCTGTACTCGTTACCACTCGAATACGAGCCTTCCATTACTTTATCTTGAGTAAACCCTCCAATAAAAATACTAGACCCGTCATCATTAAATCTTACTGCCATAGGATCGGTTTCACCAAAATGATTGACGTTTAAATCAAAACGATTTGTTGAAACAAATGAATTGGCAGAGCTTGGGTCATAGCTTGTGCTAAGTGTCACCATAAAAATATCACGGCTACTTGAACCAACTATAAACAACTTTGAACCATCTGAGTTGTAAGCAAAACCTCGTGGTGCAATTAGATCAGCATGTACGGAAGTTGTTAATACAAGCTCTTTATTTGCGTAGGTAATTCCTCCTGAGACATCATAATTTCCATTATCAATCGTGTATTGGTGTATCGTATCTGTGGTAGTTCCCACGACCTGAAGGTTTGATCCGTCTACAAAGAAAATATCTTCAATAGATGTCTCACTTTGCCCCACGGAAGCACTACCAACATAAGTTGCACCAGCAAGGGCATAGTTGTTTGTAGAATACTCATAAATATTACCACTTGCACCAACAAAGAACTTTGATCCGTCATCGTTAAATGCAAACGCAGTTGGGTTTGAAACTTGTGAAGGGTCAAGCTGGTCTATCAGTGTAGGAGATGAAATATCATAACCTCCACCAGCAGAATTACCTGTGATTTTAAGTATGAACTCATGCACGGTTGGCGCATTGGAAAATGTAAGTGTAGAGTTGGCAGAAGGCTGATACTCAAAAACATTGCCTGTGCTCAAATCAATAGTGTTGCCGCTGACAGTGCCTTTAGTAAAGCCACCGCCACCACCAGAAGCCGCCCCGAACTCAAGCCCATCAGCGCCACTGTTGACCACAAGAGTTTGACCCGCCGTGCCTAATGACGTGGGCAGATTTACTGCTACGGTTTGTGCTAGGTTGCCTAAGTCTCTTGATTTGGTCATATTATCCTACCCAAAACTGTATCTTGTTATTAAGTCACTAGCATCTTCGATAATGAAAAACTTGGTATCGTCGCTGCTAATAAATACACCTGCTTTGTTTCCATTCGTGTCCAAAGTAACTTCTGTAATGTTTGTTACGTCTATCAGATTAAATGCACTGCCCATATGAAACTGCTGCATAACATCACCAGTCGTTGAAACTAAATATCCAGTCTTACCATCATAACTAAAGGCCAATCCGTCATAATCTACAGAACTAAATCTGCTTGTTCTAACCCCACCAGACGGATAAGCAGTATTTACCTGCCACGGGGTGCTAAGTTGATATTGGTTAATGGCTTCTGGGCCTAAGACGAACATCTTTGAGCCATCCCGACTAAATCTTAAACTCTGTGCATTTTGAAAACCATCTGGCGTAAGATTGTAACTATCTCCTGTCGTAAAACTAGCTGTTGATAAATCCCAAGCAGTAGTGAGATTATATTCAAAAACTGTATCGACTGATGTGCCTGTTATATAACATTTTTTACCATATGTAGATGTGTCATTGGGGTTATCTGCAAAATGAAGCGAAGTTGGAGCGGTTTCTTGACTACTAACAGAAAAAGTTGTGATTGTTCCTGCAGATGTTAAATCATAGGCGGTTGACAAAGGTGCCTTTGCAATTAAATCTCCTGATCTGCCTGTAAAGAAAATATTAAGGCCATCGGGCGTAATATATAAATCCTCTGGGGAAAGTTCGGGTGGTGAGCAATCAAGTGATTGAGTAGCGCCCTCGTAAACATAATTATCAAGGTCGGGAATAGTTGGCGGATAAAACCCTTCAACAGTCTGGGCCAAAGTGTAGACGCCACTCTCACCCGCCGTTGTTAAAACAGGCCCATTTCCGACAAACCCAACCATTAACTGATTTCCTCGTAGCTGATTAGGATTTCAAGGTCAGATGCAGCAGAAGCGCCGCCACGAATTGAGCAACCTTCCTCAAGATATAAAGATGAATTTTTGTCCAGTAGAACTAATGTACTATCGGCAGGTACATTTATCGTGCTTGCAATTTTATAACCTGTGGTCCCGTCATAGTGGTCTACCGTGACCGTAGCAGCATTTGTCCCATCTACATTACTAACCAAAATTGTGTTGATCTTAAACACCTTGCCAGACGAGGCGCTGTTGCTCACCAATGAGGTTGTGACGGTAGTGCCAAGAGCAGCCGCATAGGTTTTGCCTGTGATCGTTGCTACGTTTACAATATTCGGTGCAGCCATTTAATTACCCAAATACAATCGCCATAGCGATAGCCTTTCCTGTTGTGACCCCACCACTAGAGGCATTCTGACCGTACTCAGCCACCGTGACCAAGTCTCCAACGGTAGCACCAGACGCTAAAGTCGCTGTATTGGCGCTATCTGAAACGGTGACATCCGTTGAGCCAAGCATTGATCCATTCAAAAACACAGCCACATTATTGGCATTTGTAATCCCGCCAGAAACGGTAAAAACAGTCTGCCCAGCGGTAGCGGTGAACTCTGTCTCAGTAAGCGCAGACGTCGATGAGCCGCCGCCGCCAGAGACTGCTTCCCAAGTCATCCCGCCAGTGTTGCCAGAACGGGCAGTAAGCACGTAGCCGTCTGTGGGAGTGTTACTAACCTTCAAGTTCGCTTCGTCTACAACGTCATCTGCGATAACTGTTGCACCGTCACCCGTAGAGGTTACCTCACCAGAGTGGTTGGGGTGCGTATAGGTCGAGATGTCGCTGTAGTTCGCCAGCTTCACCCAAGAACCCGAATGAGCAAAATACATGGCTGCTTCACCATGCACATGGTAGATACGCCCATGCGAGGCTGAAGCACTTGGCAAATCAGACGTGCTAGAGAATGCTTCTACAATCTGAATGTCTTGAAAGGCGGGTGTCAGAAAAACCGTGTGCGTCCCAGCAGCCAAGCTCAAGAGAGAACCAGTGCTAGAAGAACGCAGTGACCGTGTTAAATTTAGTGAAGAGTGTGTGTATGTGCCTGTGCCGATTTCCCATGCAGATCCGCTCTCAATCACATATCCGACAGTCTCCCCATCTAATGAAGATGGAAATGCCTGATAACCCGATACAGCAGAAGATGAGAGCGTAATCGCACCTGTGCCGAAGGCGGTCCCACTAGTAGTAGTAACCTTAACTCTGTCAGCAAATTGAGGCATGGAAAGTCCTTATTAGTCTAAGGCAATTGAGATAGAGCCAACAGGGAAGCGCAGAATGTCGCCGTTGTTGATGGTTTTGGTGGCATCCAAAGCGCCAATAAAGAAGGGGCGGCGTTGCTCTACGGCGGCATTTCCAGCACTTGTTCCAATAGTAACCGCATCCCCAGCAGGGTATTTGGCATAGCGCTGATGCGTAATTGCATTTGAGTCCGTATCGCCACCCGCAAAAACAGCAAAGTGTGTTATGTCGCCCCAGTTAGCAGATGCTTCTGGAAATTCGACTGCGCTGCTGTTCGTAATCGTTGTGGTTCCGCTGGAAGTTGATGCCGAGTTGAACGCAATTTCGGGGCGGTATGAGTAGCCATTTTGGCTATAGTTACCTAAAAGAGGGCCAGCAGAGCCACCAAATCCAGGTTCCTGTTCCCCTGCGCTATCTTCAATATTGCTTCCACTAGAGCCAAACTCTGAAGTTGAAACACCCAAGTAAAAGCTCTTATTGACCGCACTACCGTCCCAAAAAGTCCAACCCGAAGCAGAACCATTTAGTCCCATCAAATTGGTCAAGCTCGCTTTTGTATTTAGAAAACTATAGCTCGACACACTATTAAGCGCATTAGGTAGAGTTATATCGAAATCACCCGAAGCGATACGAAACTGATCCCCAATATTTGTCGTCACAGCAGCGCTGAATGAGCCAACCATTAAGGGCTTCTGACCATCATCAGTGTCGATAGTAGATGAAGATGTACCATTAGACGGCAGTGCATCTTCGAACAAAGCCCAGTAACCAATGCTGCCCCAGTTACTTGTAGATACTTGAGGGAAACTTATCTGGGAAGCGTTTGTAGCTCCCGCAGAAGTATCTTCAAAATTATTATATACATTGACCCGACTATAACCGTTGCCGTTGTAGGTGGTGCCAGATGTCCCAGCCTCTTTTGCCAGCGCTTGGGATGCCGTATCAGACTCCGAGAAAGCTGTTGTAGAGATGCCAAGATGCAGTGACGTGAGTTTTGTCATCTCCGTGACACCGAAGATGTGATCCAGCAGCTTTCGCTCCATAAAATCGGTCAGAATAGCCATCTGGCACTCCTGCTTATGCTAGAGTAAGGATACCATTAGTCCCAATGTCAATCGTAAAGGTATCTCCATCATTCAAAGTTAAACCTGAACCATAATCATAATACCCAATCAAAGGGTCTGCAGGAGATGTTACCGTATCGTTATAAATGTAGATATATCGAAACTCCGCAACAGCACCACCAGAAGCAGTTAGGGTAAGGTCATCTGCGCTTAATTTGTATGTACCAGATGTTTGCGAAGATGTAACATTCGCCAAGGTACGTGACGAAAGGTTCGTATACGAAATCTCTGTTACGTTTGCCAAGACACCATTTGTATCTGTAGTTGGGTCATTTGTTTCACTTGCGGGGGCAGTATTTGACAAAGCAACGATAAGAGTATCGCTGTCAAGGTTCATACCTTCTACCGCATTTTCAACGAAATCGTTGATCTTGTTAAAACTTGCCATTTTGTTTACTCACTTTTCTTTGGTGGTAGCTCCGCATTAGCTAACAGAGCATTTACAATGTCATCCTGATCACTCAGGTCTATGTTAGCGCCGTTCAAGTTACGTAGGTAACTACCAAGTTCTCTCAAGTCATGTGGCGCTACATCACCTGCACATATCTTTGGCATCAAGTCAAAGTTAAGACCGTTGATATGCCAAAGTGGTTCAACTAACTGCTTATTCAATACATCAAAAATGGAGTTAATATAGCTTTCCATAGAGCGTAGGAATAAGTCAGTTTTAGATTTGCTTAACGCATAAGAGCCATTCGCCCCTGCACCCAACATTAAGAACTCAGCCATAACGCTCCTAGCAATATCGTGCTGATAGCGGCTGATGATAGGATTGATATCAATGTTGCGAGAGCCATTACTTGTAATAAGTTCAATGTCCACAATTCTCTGGTTGGTTGGTTTTCCATCTATATCTCTATATACATCAGAAGGCAACAAAGCATAGCCTTGCTCATTGAACTTAAGGTCTCTTAGGATCTTCTCCATTTGACTGCGTACTGAGACTTGATCAGCGGTTGCATCAGGAGAAAGATACTCTGCAGCAATCCTTCCAATAGGAACACCATGAAGCTCTCTCTCAACAGCTATGGCTTCCACACTCTGAAAGTTCTTTAGGTACTGATATGAAGTATAAGCGTTCCGTAAGATAGAACGACCAGAAGGGTCATTATTTATACTTGTTGTTTTATAGTGCAACAACTTATTAATTGGAATATAGGTAGTTTTAAGACCGTAGTTCTGCTCTTGCTTTACACCTAATACATCCCCTGTTGTTTTATCAACATCAAACTCTTCTATGGTCCATTGCGCCCTAGAAGCCAGCTTCCTTACGCCTATCCTACCATCAGAATATCTGCTGTAAGATTTAGGGTCTTCTGTTCTAGGTCCACGTCTACGTTTATAGACCACCTCAAACAAAGAAAACCCAAACGTCAAATGCGAAAGGGCTTCTGCAATATGATCATCAAGAGAATGTTCCATGTCCTTTAGGACACCTTCGACAAACTCTGCTTCTTTTCTACCTGCTGCTGTATCTTTAGCTGGTTCAACATAATAATCTACATCACGTAGAACCTGCTCTGTGGCGTACATAATCGCGCCGATAGTGCTATCATTGTCTCGCATCTCACGAAACTTGTTGATAGCCTTCTTACCTTTGATCTCTTGCAGAAACTCGTCTGCACGAATAGTACCATTGCGGGTCTGTTCCCCACCTTGGCCTAACTCTAGTTTACCTAGCTGTTCACTAATCTTCTTCATTTAGGCCACTAAACCTTTTGCGCTAGAGTAAGCAAGTCTTAAGGTAGGGGTTGGATTACCGTGGTGCATTAGGTCGGTCA